GATAATAATCTTGTTAGAGCAGTTGTACAATATGCAACAGAACAACAAGGAGCATATAAGTCTAGGATATATCTAGATACAGCTCTACCAGGTTCAGTTACTAATGCTAGTATTGTAAGATTACGTCCAAAGGTAGACAATTCTACAAGTGGCACACTACTATACACAACTGGTAGTAAACAAATATCTCAAATATCTGCTGGTGGAGATGATACTAAGATCAAATATTACTTCCGTAGAGATTTTGTAACCACTGCATCTAGTTCTGGTGGTATAATCACATTTGCTGCACAGTTACCATTTGGTACACAAAGATTTGCTGCGTATCGTGAAGAAAACTTTATTATTACAATACTAGATCCTGGCGATGCACCTGATATCGTGAAAGGTGATATCATTTATGTTGAGTCTGATGATGTAGAGATTACTTCATCTACAGATACTGCAAGTGGTTTGACATCTGGTAGTATTAGTTTACAGTTACCATTAAATTATTTTGGAACTATTGCAACCAATGGTACTTTCCCTAAACTTAAATTAACTGCAACACTAGAAGTATCTAATGCAAAACCAAGACTTAAGACCGCAGTTAAGAATAAGAGAATCACAGTTACATCTGCTGGTGATCGTGTAGTTCCATTGAGAGGAACAGATTATGATAGTGAAGCAGTAGAAATACTATCATACTCTGATGCTTACAAACTGAGATATGTTTACGAAGGAACAGCATCACAACCACCTGAGATAGACACTGCTGGTAATTTAATATCTGGTACTGATGTAACATCAAGATATACATTTGATAATGGACAGAGAGATACAATATATGATGTCTCTAGAATAGTTTTAAAACCTGGCTTTGAAGAAACTACAGGTCAACTTGTTATTGCATTTGATTACTTTGAACATTCACAAGGTGACTTCTGTACAATTGATAGTTACTTACATGATGCTGGTGTGCCAGAAGATGAGATTCCAGATTTTAACTCTTCTGTGTTAGGAATAGTAGAACTTAAGAACGTAATTGATTTTAGACCAAAGGTAGATAGCACTGCTATTATACCAGGTTTCTTGAACAAGTCATTATTAGAAGTTACAGATAGTCCTTTTGCTGGTGCTGGTGCTGTAGTTTCTAGTACTCCTGCTCCTGATACAAACTTAGAATATACATTCTCATTCAGTCAAAAGCAATATCTAGATCGTATTGATGGAATATTCTTAGATAAGAAAGGTCAGTTCCTAGTTAAAGAAGGTAACTCATCTCTCAACCCAACCAAACCAGATCCAATAGAAGATGCGGTTGCATTATTCTATGCATATATTCCTGCGTTTACCAAAACAAGTAAGGATGTGAGAGTCACACCAGTGGATAATCGTCGTTATACAATGCGTGACATTGGTAAATTAGAGAAGCGTATTGAAAGATTAGAATACTACACAACACTTAGCATACTAGAACAGCAAGCACTTAACATGCAAGTTAAGGATGAGATTGGTCTAGACAGATTTAAGTCTGGTTTCTTTGTAGATAATTTTGAAGCACATAAAGTTGGTAATCTTAGATCTCTTGATTATAAGTGTGCTGTGGATCCACAACAATCAGTATTACGTCCACAATCTAAGGAAGATTCTCTTCATCTTGTAGAAGTTAATACTAGAAATGATCAAAGAGCAGTATCTGGATATAATAAATCAGGGCACATGATCACTCTGCCATATCAATCTTTATCTTTACTAGGAAATGATTTTGCTTCTTCTACACTAAATCCAAATCCATTTGTTGTACTGCAATATGTTGGAGATAGTCATGTATCTCCATCTGTAGATCAGTGGTATGATCAATCTATTGAACCAGTTGTTGTAGACACAAATACAGATTTGTTTAATATTTTCTTAGCAAAAGAAAATGTAAAAGAAAGTTTCTCTAGTATTCACAACTCATTTATTGTAAACTGGGTAGGTGCTTCATCATCATTTACAAGTATCAATTCTCTTGGTGGTGTAAACTCACAGATTGCTAATACATCTGTACAAACTGCATCTGTTGGTAGCACATCTAATATCAGTCCACAAAATAATGAAGTTGGAAAAGGTGTACAAACTAAAAATGTAAATGGTAATTTAGTATCAACATCATTATCATTATTTGCTAGAAGTGTTCCTATCAAATTTAATGTTGGGAGAATGAAACCAAACACAAGAATCTATGTATTCTTGGAAGGTAGAAATATTAGTCGTTGGGTCAATCCTGATCTTAGATTTACAGGTATAGCAGGAAACTCATTGTCGGCATTCAATGGTAGTATAACAACTGATGAATATGGTAATGCTAGTGGTCTTATAGTTCTCCCAGCTGGATATCCACCAGCTGAAAATGCTGTATGGGGAGGAGATATTGATAATTTATCTTATGACACAGACTCTGAGCAAATAACATTGACTACAGGAACTCTAACATTTAGATTTACATCTAGTTCTACTAACGAAGCAAAGGAAGAAGTAGATTCTTATACTGAAGTTAAGTATTATGCTACAGGTATTCTTCCACAGAATCCAGATAGTATCATATCTACTAAACCAGCAATATTCAAATCAAATGAAGGTGTACAGTTAATAGAAAGTAACACTGACAATCCTATAAGACCTAATCCTCTTGCACAAACATTTAAGATTGAAAACTTTGATGGTGGTGTATTTGTAACAGGATTAGATTTATTTTTCAGTAAGAAAAGTACAAATATACCAATCAAAACTTATATTACAAATGTAGATGCTGAAAAACCAGGAAAGAGTATTGTACCTGGTAGTGAAAAAACATTATCACCAAATACATTCCTTAAATGTTTTGCTAGTGGTAATATGTCAATACTTAAGGGTGAAACTGTAACTGGTAATTCTTCTGCTGCGTCAGGTCCTATACTTCAAGTATTTGACAAGAATAATGTTGAGTTAGTTGCTTCGGCAGCTGGTAGATATAGTCTTACTAATGAGCAAGTATATACTGTTGTTCTTAGTAATCATAATGGTAGATTTTTTGTACAAAATGAGGGGTTGGCAATTCCATCTGTAACTCTTGCAAACGCAACAGATGGTACAGATTTTGTATTAACGGTGGCAAAAGATAGCGGTAAACTTTCTCATTTAAGAATCACAAATACTGGTCTTAACTATGACAGTGCAATTTTAACAATAGAAAGTCCACAATTACCTGGCGGATCTACTGCTACAGCAAGTATAGAAGTTTCTGGTGGTAAGATTTATAATGCTGAGGTATCACTATCTGGATTTGGATATACAGAAGCACCATCAGTTGTTGTGAAAGGCGTTGGAAATGGTGCTGGAGGGTGTGAAATACAAACCTTTATAGAAATAGATACACCAGCAGTTAGAATGGGTGTAGCAGTTGATACAGAGGGTGTGACAAACTCTACTATACCAACAAACTTTATGTTTGATTATCCAGTGTATTTACAAAATGATACTGAGTATGCTCTTGTAATAGAAACTGATTCTATAGACTATAAGTTATGGTCATCTAAATTAGGAGAAACTGACATATCAACAAGTACGGTCATCACAACTCAACCATCATTAGGTTCGGTTTACCGATCACAAAACACTGAGAGTTGGACAGAGGATATATTTGAAGATCTTAAATTTACTTTATATCGTGCAGAGTTTGATATTACTAGACCAGCAGAATTACTACTTAAGAATGGTAGCACAGGATATGAATTACTAGATTCAAATCCATTTGAGACTAATGCAAGTGCAAACACAAATTCTACATCCAAATTATTCAAAAATAATAACTCTATTGTTAAAGTAAATCATAGAGATCATGGATTTGAAGATAGTGGAAAGTCATATGTGTTCTATAAGAATGCACTAGAGACTGGCGGGATTACACAATCAATATTAAATAGCACATTATTTGAAGTAACAAATTCTGGTATTGACACATATAACATAACATCTAGTTCACAATCTGCTTCTAATGCAATAGGTGGTGGAGATGTTGTCTATGCTTCTTATAACAGAAAGTATGAGACATTATATCCACAAATTCATTATCTAACATTTACTGGAACTAAGTTAGAAACATCAGTAAAAACAATAGATGTTGTTCCTGTTGATTCTACTACAACAAACTATACATCATATTCAACATCTGATTATGAAAAAACATTCTTGAATGAACCACATTACTTTACTAATCAAAAATTTGTTGCATCTAAAATAAACGAGACCTTGAATAGTTTAACAGAATCTTTAACATACAAAATGTCATTGTCGTCTACTAAATCTTATTTGAGTCCAATAATAGACTTGTCAAGTGCTACTGTCAAAACATCTTCTAATAGAATAGAAAATGCTACAGGTCAAGAAGGTAGATATGGTAGAAAAGATCAGATTATAGAATTCTATCCTGTTTACACATTCCAACTTGCTGGTAATGGTGGTACTCAAATACAGGCAGATCAATCAATAGTAGGAGCAACAACTAAAACTACTGGAACTATTGCTAGAGTAAATGGAAATGTAGTTTATGTAAGAGTAAAAACAAGTCAATTCTTCCAGAAAGGAGAAACTGTAACTCTTGGAAATCAAAGTTCTTTGACCACTGTAGTTGTTGATTCTAATCCATCACAAGTATTCTTTAGTATAGATCAAGCATCAACTATTGTTGCAAGAAATCCATCTATCATATTAGAAACGTATGATAATATCATTACTGGTAAGACCACTATATGGAACAGTCAAACTCAGCAGTTGACATTGAAAGTTGATGTTCAACCAATTAATGATGATTTTACTAGTAGAATAATTGATAATGTATTATACAATAGAAATTCTGTAACAACAGATCAGATTGCTGATATATTCCGTGTAGG